CTAAATTTTTTTGAGCGCTCTGTTCTCCCCAGTTGTTATAAATATCAACTAACTTATCTACTGTATCCATTATCTTCTCCCTTTGTTTTGATGAGAATAAAAGTCTCTCACTAGTTTTTCTTGTTTGTCTCTTGCCTCGATTTCCCAAGGCGCATCTTCGTAAGCAATGTCTTGCAAATACACACCGCACTCTTTACCTTCCCAACGAGCATGCGTTCTTTTATCTGAAGACCATACTCTTAACTGCAAACGATTTTTACAAGCTTGCTCAATGTGAACACACTCATGCGCTAAAGTTTGTAATTGCTGAAAGTAAGATCTATCTTCTCTAAGAATTATTTTGAATTCTTTAGTAGAAGATGATCCATTAGTTAAGATACTGCAGTTACCTAAAATGTTTTTCTTTAATACAGTTCTTCTAATATGAACTTTAATATTTAAAGTGTTTTGTAATCTGGTAGAAATGTTAAGCTCTTTTAAAAAAAACTTAACAGCATTTTCATAGTTGTTCTCTACCCAACTAAGTCTTGGTAAAGATACTTGAATTTTTAGTTTTTTCTTTCTCATAATCTTTCTCCTTTATGTTTATATAATAATTTATAATGATTTATTATATATATTCAATACTTATCGATATTATGGCTGTTTTCTGGGGTTATTTGAGGGTACAGTTTCCCTCTTCATCGACCATTAATATGCGTATCTTGAGTTTCTTCTGGAGGTCTGTTTGTGTGCGTGTAATGAGATATCCTTTTAATGCTCCTGACTTGCGTGTGCTTGTTGATTTAACATCGACTAATAATATTTCTCCGTGCTCATTGATACCGATAAGATCGCATGGACCCAGACGCGAGAAATTATCGAAGACAAAGTAACCTTGATCCGATAGAAATTTAATTGCTTGGATGTGCGATATGAAACCTTTTTGATGTTTTCTATTCACTTGATTAATATACCATCAGTGATGATACGTGTCACGTGGTCCGTGGTCACCGTACACTACTTACACCTTTTCCCACCCCTTTTAAAAAAAAATTTTTTAAAAATGAAATATAAGTGTCAGGTGTGTCAGGTAAGCAAATTAATCGTTTGTTTAAGCCATAAACTACCTTACACTTGTCAGTTTTTAGTAGTGTACGCCTGACACTAGTAGTGTCATGTAAAAACATTGATTGGCAGAAAACAGCCATTTTGTTCTTTGCACCACGAGAAAAATAATTTATACATTGATTTATAAAGAGGGTCAGAAATAGTGTATTATGGTTAAAATAATTGATGGAAGAAAATCACGTAAGCTAACACCAATGCAATTGCGTTTTGTTTATGAGTTCTGCACCAAAACATTAATGGGTTTGCAATCTGCATCTGAGTCTGCGCGCAAGGCAGGATACTCTGACTCTGCAGCTAGGAGATCTGCTTGGGAGTTACAAGATCCAAAGAAATATCCATTAGTGGCTGAGGCCATTTATGATATGAAAAAAGAATTAGCAGATAAGTATTCTGTTAATATGGATAAGCATGTTGCAAGACTTGATGATCTCAGTAAAAAAGCTGAGGAAGAAAAACATTACGCTGCAGCAATTAATGCTGAGGCTTTAAGAGGTAAGGCTGCAGGATTGTATGATCCAACAATAAGAATGGAGAGCGCTGTTGAGAACTTACCGCGCGAGCAACTATTGCAAAAGTTAAATGAACTACAACGCAAAGGAATTCCAATTGTTAATGAAGAGAATGTCATTGAACAAGAACAGACTAAGCCTGAACCAAAACTAATTGAGCACGAGGATTAAGTACTGTTAGGTGTAAACATAAGTGTTTCAAGACACCACGTTTCAACATGCACTGCAGAGTATCCTCTTTGTAAGGCTCCTTCAATTGATTGGTTCTCAACATATATTCTTTTTGTTTCACATGTTTGCTCATCTATAAATAGTTCTCCACTATATTTTACACTTGGCCAACCTTGTAATGACATTGCTGTAACGAGTAACCAAACCTTAATCATGCGTATCTGTGCTTTTTAAAAAAATAATCATACTAATTTTGTAACATGAAAGAGTCATACTTTGTTAAATTAATAAAGAAAAAGCTTACTATTTATAACTGGTTGCGCATTGAGACTACAACCCTTCATGGGTTCCCTGATATGATTGGAGTTGCTCCACGTTTAGATACGATCTTCATTGAGGCTAAAGTTGCAACTGGTAACAAGATCAAGTTGAGCCCACATCAAATAGCAATGAACATTAAACTGTGGAAAGAGACTGGAGGATGTAATTACATATTGGTTTATCAAAAACACGCGAAGCACCTTCCCCCAGACACGATAAATCTGTATGAGGGAAGGTTATCGCTAGATCTCTCACGAAACGGTGTACTCGAACCGCCAACGAGGGAAGGTTGGGATACTATATCTAGTTTTTTAAAAAAAGTTCACGGTTCGCGCCCCACGAAAAGCGAGGAAATCTGCGGTAAAACAGGATAAGGTACGATAACTACAATTATCGTACATTGGTAATCGTTGGAAATCTGCCATTAATCGCGAAAAACGTTAGGGTACCTGTGAATTATGGTAAAAATGGCGGAAAACCGCGCTTATCTACACCCCAAAAAGTCCCGTACACACGCGAGGGCGAGGGCTCAAATGCATGTTTCAAATTTTCAGCCATCAATTTTTCATATGAAACACTTTTTTATAGGGTATACCCCTTTTTTTTAGTATAAAGAGGGTAGGAGTCCCAATGGATCAAGAAAATAATAAATTTGAAAAGTATTCGGACGAAGAATTAAGGCTTTTATTAGCAATTGCGATGCAGGATGATGCAGCTAAAGCAAAAGATAGCTTTATGCACTTTGTTAAAATGGTTTGGCCCGAATTTATTGATGGATATCACCACAATGTAATGGCTAAAAAATTTGAAGACATAGCTTCTGGCAAGTTAAAGCGATTAATTGTTAATATGCCACCAAGACACACTAAATCAGAATTTGCTTCGTACTTATTTCCAGCTTGGTTAATGGGTAAGAAACCAAAAACAAAGATAATTCAAGCAACTCACACAGCAGAGCTCTCATATAGGTTTGGTAGAAAAATGCGTAACCTTATGGACGACGAAGGATACAAGAAAATATTTAAAGATGTTCGATTACGTGCAGATAGTAAAGCATCGGGACGTTGGGAAACAAATCATGCAGGAGAATATTTTGGAGCTGGTATCGGTGGTGCTATTACTGGACGTGGTGCAGATCTATTGATCATTGATGACCCTCATTCAGAGCAAAGCATCAGTGAAACTAATTTTGATAATGCATTTGAGTGGTATATGTCAGGACCAAGGCAACGTTTACAACCAGGTGGAGCTATAGTTGTCGTAATGACACGTTGGTCGGAGCGCGACTTGACGGGTCGTTTAATAAAACAACAAGCAGAAACTAAAGCGGACCAATGGGAGGTAGTAGAATTCCCTGCTTTACTTCCAAGTGGTAAACCTATTTGGCCCGAGTACTGGAAACAACAAGAATTAGAGTCTATCAAATCAAACTTACCTGTTATGTCGTGGGAAGCGCAATATCAACAACAACCAACGTCTCAAGAAGGAGCGATTATAAAACGTGAATGGTGGAAGATGTGGGAAAAAGAAGATATGCCTGAACTTGTTCACATTATACAAAGTTATGACACCGCTTTTAGTAAAAAAGAAAAAGCCGATTTTAGTGCGATTAGTACATGGGGAATTTTTAAAGCAGGATATAATCAGGATCAAATTATATTATTAGATTGTATCAAAGAGCGTTGGGAATTTCCTGAGTTAAAAAAGATTGCTTTAGAACAATACGAGTATTGGGAACCAGAAACAATTATTGTTGAAGCTAAAGCAAGTGGTATGCCCTTAATACAAGAACTTAGACAAGTAGGAATTCCTGTGGTAAGTTATTCGCCGTCACGTGGTAACGATAAGTTAACAAGAGTAAATTCTGTTTCGCCTATTTTTGAATCAGGGCAAGTGTGGGCTCCTGAAGGAAAAAAATTTGCGGAAGAAATGATTGAAGAATGCGCCGCATTTCCTTATGGTGAGCATGATGATTTAGTTGATAGTATGACGCAAGCATTGATGCGTTATCGTCAAGGTAATTTTATTGCGCTGAAGGATGATTATGAAGACCCAATTAAACCACTGTACGAACAACAACCCGAGTATTATTAAATGGTAGTCCAAGCTGCAGTACCTCTAACGGTCATCGCAACGCA